TCGTCTTGGTGTTCTGGTTGTAGTGCATGGTTCTGGTTCCTTTCAGGATCAGAGGGTTGCGCGGATGAGAGCGCCGGAGACGGAGCCCGAACCGACGTTCGCGACGTTGAGGTCGAATCTCTCTGTGGCGCGTGCCGCGATCTCGTCCTGCTCGAACGCGTTGAGCGCGCTGTTGCTGAACTCGACCGTGAGGCCACGGCGGTCGCCGAGGTAGGCCGCGAGGCTCATGTCGCCGAAGTAGGCGTAGGTCTGGCCGTCCGCGTCGCTGGGGGCAGCGATCGCCTCGGAGAGGACCACGTCGTAGCCGTAGAACTTGAGCTGCTGCGTGGAGGCGTCCATGATCTCGCCGAGCATCGCGCCGTTGGCGCCCTCTGCGAGACGCAGGAAGACCGAGTTCCACACGGAGCGGCGCACGTACCACTTGGCGTTCGGGCCATCCGCCCACTGGGCGAGCTTCCCGACCACCGCGCGGAGGTGCGTCAGCGTGACCGACGAGAGCGCCGCGACGCCTGCGTCGGAGGTCGCGCCTGCGTGAGCGCACGCGGCCTTGCAGCCGACGATGCCGCCGTAGGTGCTCGTGCCGTCGCCCTCGAAGAGGCACTCGTCCTCCTTCTTGGCCATGGCGTATGCCGCCTCCTGCGCCAAATTATCGCCGAGAGCCACAATGTTATCTTCATTGAGCTCTGACGAGATGGTCGTGAGGACCATCAGCTTCTTGGCGACCAAACTGATCTGGTCGAAGCTTTGCTCACTCTCAACTCCGGCCGAAGATTCTCCGGTGAAATACGCGGTCACCGTGCCGGTGCGGCGCGGCATGCGGAGCACGTCGCTGCCCATCGGGACGATGCGGCACTGCTGGCGAGCGACGCCGAAGGAGTCGCGGAGGTTGATGAGCGCAGGCTCGAGCACGTCAGGCACGAGGAAGCCGCCGGCGGTGTTGATGCCCTCGACGTGTCCCTTCGTGACGCGGATGCCCTTGTCGGCGCAGAACTGCGCGGACTTCTGCGAGCCCATGCACGCCATCGCCCAGCGACCGAAGTTGTACGCCTCCTCGGCGGACTTCAGGTAGCGAGCGCGACCGTAGACGGGCTTCGCAGCCTCGACCACGACGGGCTTGCTGGAGCGGGCGCCCTTGGCGATCTCGTCGCGGATGACCGAGCGGACCTCGGAGGCGATGCTCTTGGCAGCGTCCTCGGGCTTCTCGTCCATCATCGCCTCGACCGGAGCGTCGGCCATGCTGATTTCGATATCGATGGATGCGGGATCGACGGGGTTGCCCTCGGCGTCCACCACCATCACGTCCTCCATGTACAGGGCCTTCGCCTTGGCGAAGCCCTTGGAGCCCTTCTGGTTGGCGAGGCTCTGCAGGTTCTTCTGCAGCTCCTCGAGTGTGATCTTCTTCATTGGTACAGGTTCCCTTGTTGGGGTTGGTTTGCGGTGATTTGGTTACGTGCGGCGCAGGTCATACGTCCGGGCCGTGAGGCCCACCGTCCCGACCGATCCGAATGCCACAACACTAGGCGCGCCAAAAGCAGCGCAGGCCGCCCACAACGGACGGCCCGCGCCAAGGAGAGAGTCTGTTCGTCAGTCCGCGTAGATGCGTCCGCGGGCGCGCGCGATCTCGTCGCGCACGATTCGCGTGCGGTCGTCCGCGGCGACGGCTGGGATCGTAATGCCGACCTTCCACTTGCGGGCGATCTCGACCGGGGCCGGCGCGTCGGGCACCGTGACGCCAAAGCGCTTGACCGCGGCGGCGCTCACGAGCCCCTTGCGGACGGCGGTGATGATCGCGTCCTGATTGGCGGGGATGCTCACGACGCTGACTTCGAGGAGCTTCCACTTGCCGTAGACGCGGCGCACGCCCTCGCCGAAGCGCTCCGTGTCCGCCTTGCTGGCAGGCCGCGCCTCCGTGCCGAGGAAGCCGATGCTCATCGTGTTCAGCGCGCCGAAGTCCAGCAGCGCCGCCACGGTGTCGGGCAGCCAGTCGCCGGCGTGCCCTTCCGGTCGCGGCGCGAGCGCGAACTCCGCCTCGATGGCGCGGTCGCCGCGCTTCATCTTCAGCATCTTGCCAATGGGCTTCAGCGTGTCGTGCTCGTAGAGGAGCACGGGATTCTTCTCGTAGTCCTTGCTGTTCATCCCGGCGGGGATCACGACCTCGCCGTCGCGGTCCACGCTGTCGGTCGTGATGGTCGCCGTGAAGGTGCGTGCCTTGCCTGCGGACTTGCGGATGGACGCTGAAAGGGTCTTGCTGTTCATTCCTCGAATAGCCTCGGGTCAAGGGCGGCGGTGGTGTCGCAGCGGCAGTTGGGGTGCAGCGGCGGCGCTTTGACGGAACGATAGGAGAGGGTCATCCGCCCTCCGTCCGTGCCCGTCAGCACCGTCCCCTGCGCGTAGAAGTCATCGTCCAGCCCGATGGCGTTCTCGCTGAACTGCGCAGCCGCAGCCTCGCAGAACTCGCAGGCATCCGGGGACAGGAGCCACTGCTTGCCCTGCACGACGCCCGTCTCCTTCCACGCCTCGATGCGCCCCTCGGAGTAGGCGTAGGCGCTCTCGGTGCGGGCAATCATCTGCGCGCGTTCGTCGCTGAATCCCTGCTCGGCGATGGCGTCCGCGATCTGGTCGATCGAGAGCCCCTGCTCGACGCCCGTGGCGACCGCGCCGGCGACGCGCTCTGCCATGTGCTGGCTCACGACCTGCGCCATGCGGTCGGCGCTGCGTGCCGCAGCCTGCACGGCGAGCGGGTTTGCCTGCCCGAAGTCCACCAGCTCGTTGACCGCGGGGATCGCGGGCAGTGTGGCGAGCGCCGCGCGTGCGCCCGCGTCCGCCATGACCGTCGCGTAGGGTCGCGCGATCTCGGCGATCTGTGTCGCCATGTCCGTGCGCATCCCCGTCGCCATCGAGCGGATGCGCTCGACCAGATCCTCGGGGCGTCCCTTCCATCCGCGCGCGACCTCCTCCAGCTCGCGCACGCGAGGACCGACCACGCGCTCCAGTTCCCGTATGTACCTGTTCAGTTCCCTCGCCTCCACATCGCGCAGCGGCTCGTCCAGCGCCTTCGTCCTGATGCGCTGCCCGTCCGCCGTGAACGGAAGCCACGGCATTTCCGCGTCAGGGTCAATGCACCGCGCCGCAGGCGAGCGCGCCAGCGCCTTCGCCGCACGCAGGATGATGCGCTCGCGGCTGCACATCAGGCAAGCCACGCCGCGCCACGGTGCGCCGCGTCGGTGTACGGCGTCAGGTCCGCGCCGCATTCCTGAAGGTGGGGCATCGCGCACATGATGCCGATGTGACGTACGTTCCGGTCCATCGTGTCGCGCTGCTCGTCGCTCTCGTCGCCTGCCGCAATCAGCGCGTCGATCAGGTCGGCGGACGCTTGCAGCCCGCGCAGATGCTCGGCGGTGTCCTCGGACGAGAACTGCGGTTCGGTTTCGTCACTCATCGGGGTTCTCCCAGATCCAAAGGCAGGTGTCCTCGTCAAGCACGGCATCCGGGTGCGGCTTTGGCGGGATGAAGGCATCGCGTCCCGCGTCGTAGGTGTAGCCAATCCCCGCGTAGTTGTATCGCAACGCCTTGGACTGATCGGCGCTCGGCTCGCCCGTGTGCGGGTCGTAGTGGACGCCGCCGCGAGTGTTGTAGGAAGTCTGCACCCAGAGCGCGGAATCGGGCAGCGTGTTGATGAAGTCCTGTTCCGCGACGATGACGCGATCGACCTTGCCTGTGATATGGATACGTGCGAAGTGTCCCATGTTGCTCCTTATGCGACGAGCGCGAACGTGCCGGAAGTCTCAAACTTGTGGATTGTGTAGCCGGGTGCGCTAGTCGTGTCGATCGTCCCGCCCGTAGCGCGCTGCGCGCCTGCGTAGCGAATGATGACGATGCCGGAGCCGCCGTTCGCTGCATCTGACCTAAATGTTGGCGCATCCTCCTCGTCGTTTCCACCACCACCACCGCCACCCGTGTTTACCGTTCCTGCTACTGACGCAAGCCCGTTGCCGCCGCCGCGACCGCCACCGCCTGAACCGCCTGCGCCTCCCGGGAATCGCGTGCCGCTTGGATCGTTGCCGTGCGCGCCGCCTCCACCGCCTGCGTATGTGACGCTGCTTCCGGTGATGGTGTTAGCCAAGCCGTCACCGCCCTTACCGCCGCTTGTCCCAAAGACGCCATTTGCGCCGACCTCGGACGCGCCACCGCCACCGCCACCTGCTCGGGCAATCAAACCGTTTAGTGTCGAATCGCCGCCAGCAAATCCTTGTGCCGGAGATGTCGCGGGAGTGTTTCCTGCCGATCCTGTGTTTGCGCTTGGGCCTGCACCAGCACCACCACCGGAACCACCAGAAGCAGATGGGTTAGTCGCATTTCGGCCTCCACCTCCACCGCCTGCGCTTGTGATAGTCGCAAATACGGAATCAGTGCCTGATCCTCCGGTGCTACCAGAGACTCGCGCTCCACCGCCGCCGACCGTAACCGTATATGAAGTTCCGCTTGTAAGCGATAGCAGCGAGCCGCCTACATTAGTGCGGTAACCACCTGCGCCGCCGCCGCCACCTGAATACGAGCCGCGATCTCCGCCTGCACCGCCACCCGCTACGACGAGGTACTCGACCTCAAGCGTTTCGGGCTGGAACGTCTGCCACGCGGTTCCGTTGTAGTACTCAAGCCTTCCGCTGTCGCTGTTGTGCCGCATCATGCCTGCGACAGCCGTACCGGGTCGCTGCGCAAATGTCCCGCTAGGCACGGCGAACGCTCCGCTCCCCGCGATGTACGTGCCGACCGTGCTGGCGTTCCCGAGTGTCGTGGTGTTGGAGCCTTGTCCGACGCCATTTACTCCTGCGATGACTACTTGATTGGTTTGGCTATTTCCTGCGGCTCTAGACAGTTGTCCAATGAACACACTGTCGCTCGCTACTGTCACGCTATCCGTACTTGGCGTGGCCCCAAAGTAGCGCCCTGCATTGGCTCCACATGCGACATTTCCTCCACCAGTCGTGTTGCCAATTAGCGCAAGGCTTCCAATCGCTGTGTTATTTGTGCCACTTGTGGTTGCGCCCAATGCACTGTTTCCGATTGCAATGTTGGCGCTTCCGCTCGTATTTGCAATCAGGGCATTCAGTCCCATAGCCGTGTTATTGCTGCCAGTGGTATTGACAAGCAAGGCATTTACGCCAACGGCCACATTTCGTATTCCGGTCGTGTTCGCGCCAAGGGCGTTTGTGCCTAGCGCCACATGCAAGTCGCCTGTCGTGTTGGCGTCTAGCGCGCCTGATCCAATGGCGATATTGTTCGATGCCGTAGTCAGAGCCGCAGCGTTATTACCGATGGCAACTACATCATCGGCGGTCGTGATTGCAGCCCCCGCGGATTGACCGATCAGAATGTTGCGCTCGCCTCCAGACTCAAGCGCAGTGCCTGCGCTCGGCCCGATGGTGACGTTGCTCGTCGGTGCAGTCGCGTTCGGAGTGACGGTCATGCCGCCGCCGACGTTGATCGCGCCTGCCACGCCGACGCCGCCAGCCACGCGCAGCGCGCCGCTCGTCGTGCTGGTGCTTGCGGTCGTGTCATCGATGCGCGTTGCGCCTGCAACCGTGAGCGTGCTGTTCAGACCCGCAGCGCCGTTCACCGTCAGCGTGTCCGCGATCGTCACATCGTCGCCAAGCGTGAAGTCGCCGTCCACCTGAAGGTCGCCCTTCAGCGTGGTCTTGCCGCGAACGGACAGCGTTTCAAACTCGGGGTTCACAAGGACAGGCGCGCCGCCTGCGGGACCGCGTGCGCCGCGAGGTCCAGCGGGACCGCGCTCGCCCGGTTCGCCCTTTTCCCCGGGTTCGCCCTTTTCCCCGCGTTCACCGCGAGGTCCGGGCAAGCCGTCGCGGCCCGGTTCACCATCGCGTCCGGGTCGGCCTTCGGGTCCAGCGGGACCGGGTACGCCTTGCGGACCAGCGGGACCCTGCTTCAGTACTGCGAGCGCCTTGTGCGCTGCGGTCGCTTCCGTGTTCGCGTTGTCGGCAGCGATTCGCGCACGCTCGGCGCGCTCTGCCGCCTTCTTCGCCATCACGGCGGCAAGGAGCGTGGCGTTCACTTCGGGGCTGTCAGTCTTGTCGCTCACTGGGTTGGATCCTCGTCGGAGAGAAGGTAGTCAAGCATCTTGGCGTTGCTCACGCGGATCGGGTCAAGGCTCTTCTCGACCGTGGCAAGCAGGCGGTCAATCACGGCGCGGTCGCGCTCGCCCTCGTCGGCGTCGATCAGCGCGACGTAATCGCGGATGGCCTCGCGGCTGGCGCTCTTCTCGCTCGCAACGTCCAGTTCCTCGACCTTGCGAGCCGCCCAGCCTGCGCCTGCGCCGTCGGGGTTCGACGGGTCGCCGCCCCACAGCATCCACGCGATGGCGCCTGCGGACGGGTAGCCGTCCTCTCCGGGCTGCGCGCCCTCGGCGTCGAGGTCCACGCGGTGGCGGCTGAAGAATGCGTGCATCCGGCGCACAGTCTCGGGTGACAGGTTCGCCCGGTTGCCGATGTCGCGTGCGCGGGCGACGCCGACCGCCGTGCCGCCGCGCCCGTATTCCTCGCGCAGCGCCAAGCCACGGTTGGCGAGTTCGGCCATCTCGGAGGTTGGCTTGGTGTCGACATCCTCAAGCGCCTTGTAGCGGTCAGCCTCGCTCCACGTCTTGCCCTCGCACACGTTGATCGCGATAGCGACCGCCTGATCCTGCGGGTAGCCCTCGCCCATGAGCGTGCGGACGTTGTTGCTGACGCAGTCCTCGCCGCCCGTGTCGAGCGGCTTGGACACGAGGCGCTTGGACGCCTGCACGGGCTCCGTGACGGCTTCGGCGTCCTCTGGCTCCACAGACGGGGCGGGCAGGCTCGGACGGCTCTGCGCGCCTCCCTGCGCCCCGAACAGCCCGCCGAATGGCGATGCGCCCATCGGGCTCGCGCCAAGCGGCTGTCCGTTGACGTACAGGCGATCCGCCGCGGGGTCTTCCATCGGGTCGTAGCCGGCCTCGAGTCGCGCCTCATTGGGCGTCATCCACCCGCCGGCGACCGATGCCTGCCGCTCGACCAGATCCTGCTGGCGGTCGGCGGGGACGGGGTTGTCGTAGGCGAGATAGGCGTCGTCCTCGAGCCCGAACAGCGGCAGGAGCTTGGCGTTTAGCGTCTCCTCATCGAGCCGGCAGATCGGGGCGACCGTGCTCTCCCGCCACTGCGCGTAGCCGCTCTTGGCGGCGGCGAGGTTGGGGTCGTTTGCCTTGAGCATCGACACGGGCACGCCGAACACGGCGGCGATCTCCTCCACGATCTCGTCGCGCCCGGAGAGATCCTTCGTCGGGAACGAGAGCGGCTTCATGTCCACGTCGCCGCTGACGGCGAAGAACTTGCCCGCCTTGCGCGTGCCCTGCAGCGCCTCGCGGACCTTCGTCTCGAAGCGCTCGAGCTGCTCGCGCCCGACGCCGCCCTTGACGATGATCGCGTAGTCCGGGCGCGCGTTGTTCTGGAAGAACGACAGGTCCATCTCGTGGATCGACTCGTTCTGCTGCGCGACGCCCCACGCCGCCTCGAGCTTGCCCATCCCGTAGAGCAGGCTCTTGGGGTTCGGGCGGCGGAAGTGGATCACCTCGTCCGTCGTGAAGTCCTGCTCGTTCTGCTGATCCGTGCCGTAGCGGTAGCCGGCGATGAGCCCGTTGACGGACGGGATCACCTTGACGTGCTGGCTCGGCATCGTCCACAGCTCGACCGGGATGTCGAGCGCGGAGTCGAAGACCGGGTGCAGGTAGGCGTTGCCCGTGAGCTCGAGGAACAGGATGCGCGTCATCGCCAGCCCGAATCCATCATCGACCGTGTTCGCCTTGCGCAGCACCTCGAGCACTGGGTGCTCGTGCGCCACCTCCTCGAAGTCGCCCGCAAGCGCCTTGCGCATCACGAGCCGCGATGGCTGGTTCGCCGTGTCGCCGCAGAGGTACGCCTTGCGTGCGCGCGGCACGCGGCGGGTGTCGTAGAGCTTGCGACCCGGACGCGAGCGCACGTACAGGCGCAGCGGCACGGACGCGACCGCCTGCGCGTTGATGCTCGCGGCGGCATAGATCCACGACGAGTACGCGCGCACCGCCGAGCCGTAGGAGAAGGGCTGCTGCTTCGCCCGTCCGCTGCGGTCGAGCACCGACAGGCTCGACTCGAAGTACGTGTCCGGCGTGTCCTGTCGCTTGCGGCGGAAGAGGTCGAGGATGCCCATGAGGTCAGAAGATCCGTATGTCGAGGGTGTTGCTTCGGGCGTACGCCAGATGCCGCACGGCGAGGGCGAGCGCACAGACGCCGTCGTCGTGAAGGCCGGCTGGTGCCTCATACCTTACGCCCGTCCGCGTGTGC